CGGACTAATCAATCAGCCCAACACATCGACAACTGGGTCGATCTATGCAGCTATGGAGCACTCGCAGGGCAACTAGCAACAGAGGAGAATGAACTCTATGTTTAATTTAGCCGACTATGAACCAGTGGAGGTTCGACTTGAAAAGTTTATTAAGGACTATCCTTCGTTCCGTATATCTACTGAGTTGGAAGTTGTCGAGGCTTCTCGATACATCGTTAAAGCTTATCTATTTAAGAATGCTGAAGATGGCGTTGCGTGGGCAACAGGGTACGCTGAAGAAACAGTTACTAGCCGAGGCGTTAATCAGACTTCAGCACTGGAGAATTGCGAGACTTCGGCAATCGGCAGAGCACTTGCAAATGCAGGTTATGCGCCTAAAGGAAAAAGACCAAGCCGAGAGGAAATGACTAAAGTCGTTGCTACAAAAGTAGTAAAGCCACCGGTGCAAGATGTGAAGCCAGATGATCAGGATTACTGGACTACACCTGTTGGAGAGTATAGGGGCGTAGTAGATGCACCTGTCACACTTGATAAGGCTATGGAGACTATTGCAGCTGTAATGGGAACAGGTGAAGCACAGGAAAGCCCATCATGCAAGCATGGACACATGCAATGGCGTGAGGGTGAGAAGAATGGCAAAGCATGGGGTGGCTTTATGTGCTCTGTCGTTAATCATCAAGGGGGCGAGCCTAAGTGCCCTGCCCTATGGTATGTAATTAATAGTCAGGGTAAATGGGAACCACAGAAGGCGAGAGCATAAATGGGAAACATTGGCATTAAGATTAATGGTGAGTGGGTAGATCTCATGTCTGCCTTTGTACCTTGTCAGTTGTGTAATGAACCAGTTGCAATCAGAGACTTAGAGGACATTTCATCTGACTCTGTCAATGGTGTTGTCACATGGCAATGCGCTAAATGTAAGGCAGTCAATGGATAGAGAAAACTTGTTTACAGCTATGATTATTGTTATGTTCATTGCAGGCGTGACAATGGGCTTAATGATCAATGGCTAGTCAAGCAAGGAAACACAGAGGTTTCCGCACAGAGCGCGTAGTCGCACAGTACCTATCGACTGTGTGGCAAGGCGCATGTGTGGGAAGGGGTAGTGGCAAGGATATTGTCAATGTACCGTTTGATGTTGAAGTCAAAGCCCGCGCTGGATTTCAACCTCTTGCCTACATTAAGCAATTGAAAGCTCGAACAGCCATTTCGGGGGAATTAGGCTTCGGAGTTATTAGACTCAACGGACAAGGTGAAGATGCGCGAGAGTATGCCGCCATCATCCGTCTAGAGGATCTCTTGCCACTACTCATATTAAAGTACGGTCACCTAGACAAAGAGCCTACAGATGCAGACATTGACCGCTGCTCATCCTGTGGGACATACATGATAAGGAAGTGCCTAACTTGCCAACCTATGACTACAAATGCACACGATGCAATCTTAGTCAAGAGATCTATCACGGATGGCACGATAGACCAGTGATCCCATGTACTTACTGTAATGAGCCTATGAGTAAGGTAATTGCAGCTACACCTACAGTATTTAAGGGTAAGGGCTTCTACAGTACCGATAAATAGTTATCCACAGAAGTTATCCACAGGGGGTAATCATGAAACGACACACCGTTCTGAACAGGGCTTTTACAAATGTACTTGACTCTAATGGTACGCTAACACAGCAGAGCCTCTCAAAGGCTCACCGCGAGCCCCTTAGGGGCGTAGCTCGCGGGGTGCTAGTAGCTATTGGGATAGCTCTATGCATCATGCCTGATGCAGGTGGATCTAAACCAATGCAATATGTAACACATAAAGAATATGCTTTACATCTATTAGGTTATAACTATAAAGAGTATAAATGCTTAGAGGTCTTATATACCAAGGAATCTAATTGGAGACCAGAAGCTAAGAATGGATCACACCATGGAATACCACAAGGGCGCAGTCAGTACCTTGCTAGGGTAGATGGATATAAGCAGGTAGTATGGGGTCTAAACTATATTGGTCATCGTTATGGTGAGCCTTGCATTGCATTGAATCACTGGAAGGTTAAGGGATGGCATTAAATGCCTAGAACTATAAGAGATCTATGTTCATGCGGAAGACCTCAAAGGTCTAAGGGTGTGACCAAGAGCGGCTTACAGCTATTCGATAGATTATGTTGGAAATGTAGAGAAGGCGGATACAGGCTACATAAGGGTGATAGGTGTGTGTTCTGTGGCTTTATACCTATACATCCAGTGCAGTTAGATGTAGATCATATAGATGGTGATCACACTAATAATGACATGAGCAACCTACAGACATTGTGTGCTAACTGCCATAGACTAAAGACACAGATGAACAATGACCACACTTGGGTGATGTTAAAAGATGACGATGCCTAAAAGTAAAGATCCAAGAGATAGCAGGAAGTGGAGAGCATTGAGATTACGCATACTAGCTCGCGATTCATACACCTGCGGATATTGTGGACAGGATGCAACGACAGTGGATCACATACTGCCCATCCGTAAGCATCCAGATCAAGCTATGAATCCAGAGAACTTAATTAGTGCGTGTGCTAAGTGCAACAGTGCTAAAGGATCACGCTCACACGGGGTTTTTTTAGCACGACAGTTCACCCCCCCTGTCTTTCTCGACTATATCTCCCCGATGCAGTCCGAACCAATGCTGGACAGTCCGTTTAAGACCCGACCCAGTCCAGACCAATGACAACTAAGCCCAGAAAGTCCAAAGCCCTACGAGGGGCAACCAAGCCACGGCTTCACAGTCCACTTCTCAAGGGCGAAAACAAGCTGCAAGATGTTAAAGACCTCTGCGCTATCGTCAAGATGGATCTAATGCCGTGGCAGGAGTTCGTGCTCAAGGACATGCTTACTGTGGACAAGAAAGGCATGTGGGTTCGTAAGACAAACCTTATTCTGGTAGCCAGACAGAACGGAAAGACACATCTGGCGCGTATGTTAATCCTTGCTCACTTGATTAAGTGGAATACCAATGTGCTGATTATGAGCTCTAATCGAAGCATGGCACTAGACACCTTCCGACAAGTCACTCACCTACTGGAGACCAATGACCACCTTAAAGGATTCGTTAAACAGATCAGACACGCCAATGGAACTGAGAGCATTGAGATGCTATCTGGAGCAAGGCTTGATGTTGTCGCAGCAACTAGAGACGGCTCTCGCGGTCGATCAGTCAATGGACTGCTCTACATCGATGAAGTCCGAGAGATCACAGAAGATGGATTTAGAGCTGCTACTCCTACAACTAGAGCTCACCCAAATTCTCAAACGCTTCTTACCTCTAATGCAGGAGACGCTTTCAGCACTGTACTCAACGACCTACGAGAGCGAGCCATCGACTACCCGCCCAAGTCTTTTGGATTCTATGAATACTCAGCTCCGCAGTACTGCAAAATAGACGATCGCAATGCATGGGCTTTGGCTAACCCCTCTTTGGGATACACCATTACAGAAGAAGCGATTGAAGAAGCGATTGCTACTTCACCGATTGAGAACACTCGTACTGAGACTCTTTGCCAATGGATCGATTCGCTAAGCAGTCCGTGGCCACACGGAGTATTAGAGGACACATCCGATAGCACACTAGAAATGAGCGCGGGGGCTTATACTGTATTCGGTTTCGATGTCAGTCCTTCACGCAGGAACGGATCATTGGTCGCAGGACAACTTCTCCCAGATGGGAGGATTGGCATTGGAATCCTAGAGACTTACACCTCTCAGGTTGCTATCGATGAGCTAAAGATGGCGGCAAGTATAAAGGGATGGTGTGACATCTATAAGCCACGCCTAGTCTGTTACGACAAGTACGCCACACAAACAATCGCAGATCGATTGTCTAACTCTGGCGTTGTCGTTGAGGATGTCTCAGGTCAGCAATTCTACAAAGCCTGTGGCGATCTATTAGAAGGCTTGGTCAATGCTCGCGTAGTCCATAACGGGCAACAAGAGCTGATCCAGCAGATGAATAACTGTGCAGCTAAAGTCAATGACAGCGCATGGAGAATCATCAAGCGCAAGTCAGCAGGTGACATCTCTGCTCCGATTGGTCTGGCGATGGTAGTAAGCAAGTTAATGATCCCTGCACCTAAGCCACAGATTTATACTTAGACACGCCCTAGCACATTGTCTAATTGCTTGACAAATGCTACAATTTCTGTCTATGGGTATCTTTTCGCGTAAGCCAGAAATATTAGAGGCACAGCTCGCGCCTAAGATTATGGGCGATGGCATTAACTCAATCTACAACTTTACATTCCCTGTAATTGGTAGACGAGATGCTATGGCTGTTCCTGCTATCAAGCGATGCCGCGATCTTCTCTGCACAGTCGGATCTATTCCGCTAGAGTACAAGAAGAAGTCTACTGGAGAAGCTATTGCAGCTCCACGATGGGTGCATCAACTATCTAAGTCACAGCCACAATTTGTTACTGTCAGTTACTTGGTTGATAGCCTTCTTTTCTTTGGGCAAGCTTTTCTAGAAGTCACAGAGACCTATCAGGAAGATAATCGCCCTGCATCATTTGAGTGGGTTGCTAACACTCGCATTACTTTTGATCTTGATGTAACTAACACATTTGTAACACAATATTATGTCGATGGATCACCACGCCCAATGTCTGGACTTGGATCTCTAGTTACATTCCAAGCATTTAACGAAGGCGTACTTACAACAGGTGCAAGAACAATTCAAGCAGCTATCGACATCCAGAAGGCTGCTGCTGTAGCTGCTCAAACTCCGATGGCTACTACAGTG